TGTTCCCGTGAATGAAAACGAATAGGTCACATTTTCTTCAACGCCCGCTTCTTGCTCGTAAGAAACCAAGTAAGCGTCACCAGTGTAGTCAATTTCACCGCTTGTTGCTGAACCGAATTTCACTTTAATCAAAGTGCGGTTTGACAATAGCGTGAATAAATCATCCGGTGTTTCGTAATCTCCAGAGATTGAGTAAGTGACCAAACCGTCACCGCTCAAAGACCAAGATTTTAGACCTTCCAAATTTTCTTGCCATCCGGCTGAATCTTTGGTGGTTGTGTCGCGTGTTTCCATTGAAACACTCAATGATGCAGATGTGGCACGACCAATGATGTCGTATGTTGTTCCACTATCTTCCGAAATTTGAATTACAACGTCAGTTGAATTCATGATGCTTGTAGCTGGCATACCTTCTTTTTTTTACTTTATAAATTTACAAAATCAATCGCGTGACACCCGAAATTTCAAATCACATTGTGACCCGAACGTTCGTTCGTCATCGCTAAACAAATCGCGTTGCCCTTCGAACATACACGATTGAACTTTCACGCCATTGATAGTTTCGTCCATTCTTACGAATGCACTGCGAACATATTCAATTCCGTTTTGTGTGTCCGAATATTTTGTTGAAATCAACGTGATTCGGACATCTATTTCATCAATATGCGAATCGCTTTCCTTCGACATACTTGTGGAAATATTGACCACCTCGTAAATCGCGAACGGCGTCGCTTTTGTTTGTGCGCCTACAACTGGAAAAACACGACCACCAAACAACGTGTTCAAATCTGAATCGCTTCCAAATTTTGATTTGATAACCTTTCCAATCATTGTCGTGCGGCTTTTACTTGTTTATTTAGAAACGAACGCATCAACGTTTTGAATGAACTCGCCACGCCCGCCGATGTTTTTGTTCTTGCTCTTTTTGCGAAACCATATCCATCGCCACGATATGAACCGTTTTGCAAATATCCGTATTCCAAAAAGTTTGCAAACCAACCGCCCTTTTCGGGGTCACTAAACATTCGTTTCACTCTTGGCCCAACATACATTGACGTGAATGTTTTTCCTTTATTCACTCGCGTTGTGATGATGCCCATTGACTTAGACAATGTCCCCGATTTTATTTCAGCGTAAACACCGCCGTTTCGGTACACTTTGAACACCTTTGGCCCACCAATTTTTGATTCTTCTTTATATGCTTTGACCATCGGTTTCAATGCCTTACGGCCAATGCTTCGAATCTGCGCGGTTGTCACCCCACGATTCAAAGTTTCCAACTCTTTGAATGCGCGTTCGAATTCTTTTTTGACATCTCTTTCGTCAAAACCAATAAATGCCCCCTTTAGTCCGCCCATCGTGTCACAATTTTTTGGAATGCTTTCCGTGAATCGGCGTTCAAAATGGCCTCAATTTTATATGTTTCGTTGTTGTATGTTATGCGCATTTGCTCGTTTATATCCGAACGATAACGGATTAAAAATTCAACGCGCTTTGTGGCAACCAATTGGTTCCCATCTTCACCCTCATTCCCTCGCTTTTCTTCCACCTTTGCCCATACGTTGGCCAATGTGGTGAATGACTTCACTACTTCGCCGAAATCATCGGTTGTGGTGGTGAACGACTGAATCGCGATTCGTCGGTCTAATTGTCCCGCTTGGTCAATCATTAGAACGTGAAGATTCGGTAAGGGTTCCACAAATATTCGGATGCCGTTGGCAATTGACGAACGCGTTCGCCTCTTTGGTCGTATAAATCCGAAATAACCAACATCATCCCTTGAATCAATGGTTTCGGAATCGCTGACGCATCCGTCCCCACAACATAACGAACAATGACTTGGTTGACGACACCAGCCGCGGCAAACCAACCCGATACGGATTGAACGCGTGCGGGTTCCGAAATCAAGTCTGTGACATACGCATCCGTTGAAACCGTCACTTCTGAACCGATTTCATCCACATATTTAACCGATGATATTGACGCCACGGGGCCGCGTGATAAATAAATAAGGTTCGACAAATTGTTCCATCTGTTCGATGGGAATTTATCGAAATATTCATCAACCGTCGTGGTCACTAAAATGCGGCGTGTGTATTCCTCACACATTTGACGTGCGGCCGTTATTAGGGCTTCAATCAATGTATCGTCATCGCTATGGTCGACGCGAAGAAAATTCTTCGCTTCGGTCAATGTGATGGGTTCCGACGCCGCTGGCGTTACAATATCAATTGCCATTTATCGGGTTTCTTTTGTGGTGTTCTTCTTTACTGCTTTTTTTGCACGCTTCTTTGGTGGCTCTGCGATGGCCTCACAAAAACCAGCGTTCAAAAAATCCGTCACCATTTCGGTGGAACGGATTTCCACTACCGCGCCTTTGCGATAGTGGAACCCGCTTCCCGAAATAGATTTTAGAAATCTAACTTTCATTGATTACGCTTGAATCAAGTGTTTCACCGCGCGAGTGTCAAGAACTTTTGAGTCCTTGCGAGCGTATGCAACGAAACCAACTTCTAATTCGTCCATGTATCTTTCGTTTAGACGTACAAACTGAACGCCACCAGCCGAACGAACAACGAACTTGCTGAAGTCTGCCGCGATTAGGGTTTTGGTACCCGTTGCGATGCTTGACTGCATGTCGTTGTTGTAGTACACATTGTATCCGAACAATTTATCCGGTTGACCCGCTTCCATCGATGGGATGAAGATTGGGAAATCGTTACTTGAACCGATACCCAATGCACGGATTGCCGCGATGATGTTATCGTGAGCCATCAAACCGAAAGACGCTTTGTTGCGGTAAGATGGGTCAATGCTATGGATAAGGTCTAGGATATCGTCAGCGGCGATAGCCGTTGCAGATGCCGCAGTGTTACCCAATGAAGAACCAGTCACGATACCTTGTGGTTGGCTTGAGCCAGTCCCGGTTGTGAATGCACCGTTTGTAGCGCGTGCGATTCTTTCGCCCATAGATTCAGCCAAGAACCCGTTCAAATCGAACGCGTTATCTTGTAGCAATTGCATAGAAACGCGAACTTGTGATGCGTAGTTGTACGCGCTCAATTGAGCGTTGGCGAATGTCATGTCTTGAACCGTGACGCTGGCGGCCTCAGAAATTAAATTGGCGTCCGTGGCCGTGTCATTGATTGTAGGATAATCCAACAATGCACCACCAGCCGTGTCCAATTTTTTGGCCAAACGCTCAACCTCACCAGTGAACAAAGACGCCATGTCTAATTCGTCGCTGAAATCTTGAGGAACCAAGAATCCACCCAAAGAATCAGTACCAACAACTTGTGTTGATGTACCACGCATTTCACCCATCAACGCACGTTCTTCGGTGTTCAATGCACCCATTCCGTTGCGAAGGTATTTTGCGAATGTGCTTGACTTGCTAGCCTTTGGAGCCGCTTGACGTGCTTCGGCGTTGCTTGCCAATTCTTTTTTCAATTCTGCCGCACGCTCTAAAGTATCAATTTGTTCTTTGATGCTTCTTGCGTCTGCTTCCATTGCGTCGAATTTCGACTTTTCTTCGGCGTTCAAAGAACGTCCTTCTTTTTGTGCGTTTTCAACAATCGCCGTTGCGTTTTTAATCAACTCGGCGCGTTGTCCGCGTAATTCGATGTTTTTCATCGTCTTAGAAATTTAAAATTTTACTTTTATACAAATAAATGTTGGAATCTTCTTCTTTAGTTTCCACTGAATCGGATGCGGTGTTTTCCGCCGCGGCCGCTTCAACTTCTTCTTTGGTTTCCGTTTCCAAATCGCGCGTTTTCAATTCCGATGTAGCGTCCGGATATGCCGGTTGTGCAACTGGTGAAACATCCAACAATCGTGATACTTTTTCAATGATTCGGTAAGTGATGCCGTCGCGTTGTTCCCATCTGTCCTTTTCGATAAGGAATGCGAATGAACTTTGGTTCACGTCGCCGCGTTTCATCAATTCCACCAAATCATTGGCGTAAGATGTGTTTGGCAAATCGACCTCATAGAACAAACCGCGTTTGTCCGTGCCGATTCTTAGTGTGCCACTTGACACACGGCCCAACAATAAATTTTCGTCGTGGTTGAAATATGCGCGCACATCGTTTTCTAATACTGAATCAAATGCACCCGCTTCAATTTGTTCGTAAAAACCGCCCATCCATTCAGAATCGGAATTGTAAACAGCGGCATAACCACGAATTGTGTTCCCTTCGTATTCTGCATTTTCCATGCGGAATTCGCGTTGCTCTTTTACTACGGAAGATTTGCGAACCTCTGCGTCGAATTTTTCCAATGTGCTGAATCGGTGCGCCACATTCAAAACGGGTTTGCGCTCAACATAGGCATCGGATTCAGAATCGTATCTATATAAACGAATCAACGCCGCCGGGTCGTCGGCCGTTCCTTTGACGACAAACCCGGAATCCGCTTCCACTTCGCCATCCGTTTCCACTTGAATGATTCGGCCGTAAGCATTGCCGCCCGATGAACTCCAGCGCACAAAGTCACCAACCGCCAATTCATTTGGTTCGGCGCGTTCTTCCGATTTCGATTCCATTTCAACATCATCGCCCATTTCGCCTTTTCCGAATGTGATGACGATTTCGTCGTCGGTTTCAACAACCGATTTGATATGTCTTTCGTTTTTATTTTCTTCCATTTGTTCAATTGTTCTTTCGGCCCAACGCAACATTTCGTCGCCGCCCCATGCGGCGTACATTATTGAACCGCAAATTTCCTTTCCATCCTCATCAAAAAACTTGCCTTGGTCGTAAACCTTGGCGCGTGATAAAAATGAATATGTGCGAACCAAAACATCGTCCGAAATCGCTTCGCCCTTTGACAAGGTGTTGGCGCGTTGCCAACCGACGGGCGTTCCGCAATCGGTTCCGTGTTCCTCGCGGTGTTTTAGCGCGCGTGCGGCGTTATCTTTTGCCGCTTGTGGGTAATTACTCCACGGCATCGTTTTCGTTGTTTTGTGGCGTTCCAACTTCGACCATGTTCATCGGTTGCAAATACGCATCACCGCCGTCGATTGGTGCCATGTTTTCCAACTTGCGGACATCGTTTGCCGATAT